CGGTCTTGCGAGTCCATGCCCATGCCTTTGGTGGCCTCATCTCTGAGGTGGCGCACGGTGGCCCCTTGCAGCTCTTTGAGGGCTTGCTGGCCATCTTTTCCGCTGGTGACCAAGACACGCTTCAAGAAGGTGATTTCCTCTGGCGACGAGTTCAAGATGGACTTGCGGAAAACCTGGTCGGCTGCGACCTGGGGATCTTCCATGCCTTTGCGGTTTTTGATGAGACGGGCAACGATGGCGCGATTCTCAAACTTGCGTGCCTGCTCGGTGCGGATCTGACGCGCCTTTTTGTAGAGGTCGCCACCCATGCCTTCGGTTTCAACATCAAAGGCGCGTTTGAGGCTACCGCCATGAAATTGGTCTGCACCTTCAAAGCCTGCACGCTGGAAGGTTTGGCGCAGGCTTTCGGCTTGGCGCAAAGTGATGGGCTGGGCGACGAGGTTGCCGGATTCATCTGGAACGGCTGCACCGATGGCGATGGCCTTTTGGCGTGCTGCCTTGAGGATGGGAGCCAGGTCGCCTTCCGGAATGTTCTCGTTGATGTAGCCAATGACGCCTCCAAGAGTGACATTGTTTTCCAACTCGCCAGCTTTCTCGGCTGCTTTGTAGGCGGCGCGGGTCTTGTTCTTTGCGACGGTGAGGCCTTCTGTCAAAGATTTGACAACTGCCCCGCCGGTGGCTGACAAGTCCATGAGCTGGGCGTCTGTCATGTCGACCAGGGCGTCAAAGTTCTGCAAGGCTTGCAGGTTGTTTTCCTCGGCACGCTGGCGCAGGGGTCCGCCGAGATCGCTTTTTATCTGTTCCTTCTCAAAGGCCAGTTGTTGGGCGTCCCTGGTGGCCGCGCCTTTGGTGAGAGTGACTGGCACTGGCAGGCTTTCCGCCGTGGTGGTGCGTCGCATGGCCTCTGGGGTAGCTGCTGCACCGCCTGAGACACGCGCACCGGCTGCTGGGGCTGTGGGAGCTACTGTGGGGGCTTCCATGCCCAATGTCTCACGCACGGCTGTTGTAGCCGCCTGCACGGGCCTGGCGATGGCTTGGCCTGTGGCGCGTGCACCGCGCTGGGCTGCTGCACCTGCAATCTGACCGGCTGCGCCTACGGTTGGGGCTGCGGTGCGTGCGGCCTGCATCACAGCGCCTGGAGCTGCGATTGCAGGCAGGATGGGGGGTAGGGCTTGGCTCAAGAATTGACCGACCGCTTGGGTCTGTTCCTGCCCTGCTTGGCCGCGTGGGGCGTAGGTGAGAGCCTGTGCGCCCTTTGCTGCGGCTTGTTCGACTGCACGCACGGCTTCTGGCGTGCCGAACTGACCGGAGAGGATCTGCTGGGACAAGCCCTGGAGAGTTCCGGCCAAAGTGCCAAGCGTGCCACCGACTGCGCCAGTGCCAAGGGTCAGTGCTGTTTCACCAGCACCGACGATCTGATCCATCACGCCAGGCTGCTGTGGGAGTGGTGCGTTTTGCTGCTGGAAGGTGGCCGTGTTTTCTTCACTCTTGGCCAGCTGGTAGGCCTGCGCCACGGTGTCGAACTCAGGCGTTCCGCGCTTGGCGGAATTCTTGACGATCCAGGCTGCGTATTCGTCGGCTGTTGCCATTTAGCGGCCTCCACTCAGAATGGCGTCAGCTTGTGACCGGATGTTGTTTTGTGCTGCTGCTGGTCGTGGGTTGCGATCCGTTGGGATCTGATTGACCAGTGTGTTTTGAGTGGCTGGGTTGTAACGCTTGCTGACGTCTTGCACGACTCGCTGAGTGAAGTCGTTGAACGACTCACCGGGCTTAGTAACGTAATCTCCAGCCTGGAAGGTGTTCTTGGCACGGGTCAGCACGCCGTTGTTGCTGGCCAGCCAGTCTGTTTTGGCGTTGGCCACGGAAGCCTCAATGTCTTGCATCTTGCCCATGCCGCGCAAGAAACTGGCCATTGTTCTGGCGTTGGCGTTCTCTGGTGGAATGCCCTTCAAGGCCAGTTCGATGTCCTTGTCGGTGGCCACGCCTGGAGGCAGTGACTTGATGGCTGCTGAGTTGCGAATGCGTGTGTATTCCTGGCGCAGTTCTGTCAATGGGCTTTGTGAGCCAGTTGCTTTGCTCAGATAGTCAGCGAAACTGGTGGCCGCACCGTAGCCACCGCCAGCGGCATCTAGACGCCTGGCCAAGTCGTTGAACTGGTCGGCTGATTGCTTGGAGGCTGCCGCTGTGACTGCGGATTCGTTGACCAACTTTCTTGTGTCGGCTGGTACTTCGTTCAGCTTGTTTTGGATGCTTGCCAGCTTCTCAGCAACCGTGGCCTGCATGGTTTGAGCGTCAAGATTCAGGCGTGCAGCCCTGGTGCCTATCTCACTGTTGATGTTCTTGATTTGCGCGGCGTTCAGGTTGAGGTTTGCTTGTGCCAATGGGGCTGCAAATTCTGCATCAATCTTGGCTTTGTTGGCATCTGCCGTGGCTTTGGCTGCGTCTGCGGCTGCTTTTTCTGGCGCGTTGGTGGCCGTGGCCTGGGCCGTGGTTGCATCTGCCACTGCTTTGTCTGCCGCAGCCCTGGCTTGAATCAACTCTGCTGGCGCTTTGGCCTCTGCCCGTGCTGTGCTTGCACTCTTGTCGATATTCTCGAAGAATTCTTTTGCGCCTGGGATGCCTGCCGTGCGTGCGGCCAAAGCCTTGAAGACAACGGCAGGGCCGCGCTGTGGGTCTGCTGCCGCATCTGCGTATTGCTCAAACAATGTGGCGTCTTCTTCATCGCCGCTGTTGCGTGCCGCAAGTGCGCTTTCACGCAGTCTGGCAATGCCGACTTCTGGATTGACTTGCAATGCGGACAAAAGCTGGCCAGTTGACTTGAGGGTGTTTTGCTGCTGCTCTTTGCTGATGCCTTCCATGTAAGGCAGGAACGCTTTGGACTGCTCTGGAGAAAGCAACGAGGCGAAGCGTGCAGCATCGCGCATTGTCGGTTTAGGGTTTGCGAAAAAGCGTGCCTGCTCTTGCGCGGCCAGTTGGGCCTGCTGTTGTTGCGCTGCGCGTGCCTCTTGCTGGCGCTGAAGATCGGCCATGCCAGCGCCAAGCTTGAGGCCTTGCGTTGCCTGCGCGAATGGGTCGGCAACTTGTGCGAGGTAGTTGATGGGTTCCATGGTGCGCCTTTAAAAGTTCAAGCCGAGGTCTTGGTTGCCATAGGCAAGACCAGAGCCAAAGCCAGAGGAGCCGATGGGGGTTTGCGAGAATTGGGCTTGCAAGTTGCTGCCTGTGTTGCCGCCAAACAACTGGCCAAACCCGCCTGCACCTTGAACAGCGCCGAAAGCTTGATTGATGCCGCCTGTGAGTGCGCTCTGTTGGCCCAGGATGCCGCCAGCTTGGGCTTGGCCCTGCCTGCCCAACAAGGTGGCGATGTTGGTGCCCGTGGACATGCCTGCATTGCCCACACCTGCGGCTGCGTTTTGACCGAGTGAGGCCAGGCCGCCCAAGCGGCTGTACTGCTGGTCAATCAGGCCAGAGAGCAAGGCAGGCCGGAACTGCGCCAATGCGCCTTGCACGTTGCCGCCACGCAGGCCGCCGGTGGCCGATGCGTTTTGAAGGATGGCGTTTTCGCCTTGCTGTTGGAGGGCTTGGAACTGTGGGCCACTTTGCAGTGCGTTGATGGCTTGCTGCTGGGCCTCGGGGGTGCCCATACCGAGCAAGGCCTGCTGTTGGGCCAATGCGCCTGCTCCTGCCTGCGTGTAGGGCTGCAAGAGCCTTTGCACCGCATCAAACTGTCGGCGCTGTTCATCTATGCCGCCTTGGGCCGCTTGTTGTTGAACGTCAGAAGCTTGGCTGACGGACTCTTTGCCCTCAAATGCGCCACCGAGTGCGCCGCCGATTGCACCGCCAATGGGGCCGCCAAAAAATGATCCTGCAATTCCGCCTAGTGCGCTGAGTAAGCCCATAAAAACACCTCAATATTCATTGGATGCCGCTGGTAGCAATTTTTCTCAGCGGCTAGATTTTCACACATTCCGACGAGGCGTCAATCCTCGTCCCCGAATTCGCGTTCTTCCCACGCCTGGCATGAGCGCAGGTCATGGCAAATGAAGTCGAATTTTTGACAGTAACCCCGAAAGCCTGCGCCGGTGTCCCAATCGTTGCGCGGGATGCGCTCCATCTTGGCCTGGGTCATGGTGCTGTTGTCGTAATACTCGCAGTTGCTGCACCGACGACGACGGGCTTCTTTCTCATCGACCTGCATGGCCTGGCCGAGCGCAACCCAGTAGCCCTTGTTGGCCGTTGGCTCGTTGCTGGGAACTTCTGGCCCGAGCATCCAGTCGTCGATCACCACTTGGGTGTTCTTCTTGTTTTCGGCTGCGGTGATGAATTCCTCGCCCATGGGAAGGCCTGCGAAGCCTTTGGGCATGATCATGAATTTGTCCATGGGGTGTCCTTTAAGTTGGTGCCACGTAAGCGGTGATGATGCCATCGACGAAGGTCAGAGAGCCATCTGTGCCAAGAGTGGTGAGCTTGGCCAATGCTGCTGTGCCAGAGATGCCGCCAGCGGTTCCGATGGTGATGGCCCCGGCTGCATTGGTGATGCTGATGCCTGGGCCTTGGGTGAGCGTGGCCTTGGTCAGCGTGTTGCCGGTGCTGTTGCCGATCAAGAGCTGGCCATCGGTGAAGCTGCTTTGACCTGTGCCGCCCCGGCTGACTGCGAGTTGTCCGGCCCATGCCAGCGTCAGGGAAACAGCGGCCAGCAGCGCATTGGCCGGGTTGCCGCCCAGCGTCAGGGTGACGTTGGTGTCATCTGTCTTGGTGAGGGCTGAACCCGTGATGCCGAGCGTTGGATTCTGTGGGTCCATGTCCGATGTCAAAGGCGCAGTCACACCGACCGACTCGACGTAATCAAGCGCCGGGATGTCGGCGGCCACCAATGGGCGAAATGACGGGGTTGATGCCGCGCCGCTGGTTGGGCCTGCGTAGACTTGGTTGGGATTGACGTTTTGAACCGCAATGGCGTCGAGAGTGGCGAACAACAACTCAAACTGCCGGATCTGCTGCTGATCGGTCAGGAAGGCCGCGAGCTGGTCGCGGGTCAGGTTGAGGCGGCGTGAGACTGGAGCTGTGGCCATGATCAGTACGCCAGTGGTTCGAGTTGGGCTTCGAGCCGCACAAAAGAAACGTGCGCATCACTGTCGCCGCGAAAGCGTTGAATGCGCCAGTTGCGCATGTGGCCCTGCTGGAACCACGCAAGGCGCTTTGCCGTGTTGCCGGTGGTGCCCACGCTGATGGCGCGGTCTTGGCTCCATGCGAGGCCGTCTGTGCTGTAACTGGTGCTGATCTGAGGATTGGTTCCAAGCGTCACGCTGCCGGTGAGGCTGACCAATTCCAGGCGGTTGAAGATCGCGCCGTTGCCTTCGTTGTAGACGATGGACGTGCCGAACTCCCAGCGCACCTGCTGGCCCCAATGGTGGCCCGTGGTCTGGCTGAAGTAGCCAAGATTGTTGGAGAGTGGATCCCCTACGAGCCACTTGTCGTAGCACCACACGAAGTTTCGTGCGCGGTACTGGCTGAAGCCTGCCACGCTGCTGGTAAGAGTAAACCAGACCTGTGTTTGCAAGGCCTCTGAGGCTGCCGCGTCATAGACGATCGTGCGGTCTGGGAGGTGGACGTAGAGGTGTTGGTGCGCCTTGTCGTTGCGTGCTTCGAGTTTGACCAGCGAGAGCTGTTCCTCGGTGTAGGTGGCCAGCAGTTCGTCGATTTCTTGGGTGCTGAGTTTTTGGGTGGTGGCAGCTGCGCCCACGTAGATGGCCGGGGCTTCGTTTCGGCCACTGCCCAAGAAGGCGATGCGGTCGAGGTAGACGCAACAGGCAAAGGTGCCGACAACGCCTTTTTGAATCTGTGCGCCGTCGATGCGTGCGAATGGGAACAGGTCGCCGCCCACGTTGTCGAACACCTCAATGGTGTGACGGTTGAGGGCGTGCACTTCGTTGCGCAGCTTGAGAATGGCCACCACGGGGTCTGGGTCAACCTCTGAGCTGCCGTACTTCAGCGGGTTGACTGAAAAAGGGTCGTTCAATTCGGTGACGATGAGGTTTTCACCGTCAGTGGTCATGAAGTACCCATCGACCCAGCAGAAGTCCAGGACGGTCCCGAGGTCTGGGTCTGTGACTTGGGCCAATGTGGTGCCGTTCCAATAGTACAGACGGCCACCGGAGGCGATGGCCAGCAGGTCGAAGCTGTAATCGAAGGTGACAAGGCCCGATTTGGGGCCGCCCACGTCACCCAGCACCGTAACCGCGCCAGTGTTGGAGACCGTCACCAGCTTGGTGCCCATGACGCGGTAGCAAATGCCATTCCAGTCCATGCCACCACGGTCGGTGCCTGGGCCTGTGCCGTTGGCCACAATGCCGTCTGCTGGCCGCAAGAAGCCGTTGCTGATGCCGGACTGAAGCGGCACAGGCATCATGTTGACCGGGTAGGCGGTGCGCAGCTCTGGGGTGCTGTCAGCGTAGATGCCGTTGAGGATTGGAATTTGCATACTTACCACTTCACTTTGTTGGCCCAATAGGCTGCACTCAGCTTGCCCTTGGCGATGTTGTCGGCGTGCCTGGCTTTGAATGCCTCGTTGCGCTTGCTGCCATCTGGTGAGCCTTTGACGCCTTGCTGACCGAAGCGAATGGTTTTCACTTGGTCGCCCGACTTGGCCACGACAACGTGGCTTTTGGTGGGGTGGCTCGGAGTAGCCTTGGGCTTGTTGTAGCCAGAGACCCCCGCACGGGCAAGGCGTGTGTCTTTGGTGGCCATTGTCAGAAGCTGATATGCAGCTTGTAGGCTTCCAGGCGCATCAAGTTGTTGGCCGTGGCTGGCTGCACTGTGATGGCAAAGGTTTGATCCACGGTGGTGTCAACGCTCAAGAACACGTTTGCGCCAGTGGAAAGGCCATGGCCGACTGCGCTTGCCGAGTTGCTGACCACTTGGGAATTTCCACGGTTGCACATCAGTTTTTGAACGCAGGCGCTGGCGCTGTTGGCTGCTGCTGCTGCCAGCAAGACGCCGCCGCCGTAGGTCATGCCCAAGGTCTTGACGGTGGCGTTGTTGGTCAGGCTGAACAGAGCGTCGATTTCCATGCCGCCGCCTGTGCCCATGGCCCAGCCTGGGACGGTGACGGATGCCACTGTCACTGCGGTGTTGGCCACGGCCACGGTGGGCGTGCCTAAGCCTGTGACATAGGCCAAGTCGATGGTGATCGCCACGCCGGTGGTGTCGGCATCAAGGGCGGTGACTTCGTAGAAGCCATTCACGCCAGTCCCGGTGGCCCATGTCACGTAGATGTCCTGGCCCACTGCCACGGCAGCGGTGAGGCCGTGAGCGCCTGCGCTGACCAGTTGCACGCTGTCCGAGTCGTCAGCGTAGGTCAGGGTGGTAAAGGTGGCGGCAGGCTGCACCAAGCTGACGGGGGCAAGGCTGCCAATGACCAGCGGGGGGAAGCTGCGCAGTTGGGGCTGTGTGCCAATGTCGTACTCGACGGAGGCGTTGCGGTTGGAGATGCGGATAACCCGGGCTTCGCCGTAGGGGCCAAAGGTTTGGGCGGCATTGAACAGACTGCCGATGGTGGTGTAAATCCACGGCTGGCCGGGGTAGGCGGTTTGCAGTTGGACGGTGGTGGGCTGGTCGCCAATGCTTCCGATGCTGATCAACTGGTTGGCTGGCAGAGTGACGTCAAGGTCGTTCTGTGTGAGGCTGGGCTGAATGTTCATGGCGGTTCCTTGGGGTTAAGCAACGCGATACCAAGAATTGGTAGCCTGGTAAAAGCGCATGGTGAAGAAGGCGTTGGCGGCCAGTGTTGTGGGCGCACCGAATGCTGCGGCTGCGCCGTTGAGCGCCAGGGTGAAGCTGGTGATGATCTGGGTGCTTGTGACCAGCACCTGTGTGCCGTCTGGAACGCCTGTATTTAAGGGCAGGGTGATGGTGCCAGCGGCCAAGGTTCCGGCAGGCTGCAATATCATCCACTGTTGCTCTGTGGTGGGCGTGGGGACAGTGATGTTGAAGCCGGTGCCCGGCGTGTACAGGTTCGTTGCCACGGTGGGGGCGGCGAAGGTGGCCTGAAAGTATTGCAGCAACTGAGTGATCGAGACCTTGCGTGCGTCCCCGTTGTTGGAGACGTAGACCGGGAGAAGATCGCCGCCAGAAACTTGGCTGACGCCAGAGAGTTGGTTGATGGTTGGCATGTTGGGCTTTCAGTTGAATTCAATGGGGCCGTCACCGCCTGCAAGGACGGGATCGACTGGACGGCGCAAGAATGGGTCATCGTAGACGCGCCAAGGCTTGTTGCCTGCGCCGGATGGCATGGTGCCGGGCAGTTGTTGCTGCACTAGCATGGCTGCGCGTGACAGGAGCGTGTTGTACGACTCTTTGGCTGTGGCCTTGGTGTCGGGCATCACTTGCTTGCCGTAGGACGGGCCGAGCTTGATCGCCAGGTTGGAGTAAATGGCCTCGTTGGCGCTGTCGGGCACGTTGGTTTGCTCGTCGAGATCGCTGTCCTGTGGGCTGGATGGCAAAGGGTAGCCCAAGCGGATGCCAAGGGCGTTCCATGCGGCCATCATCATGTCCAAGCGCCGAAGGGCTGATTGCATTTGCTCTGGCCCGAGGTCAAAGGCGTAGGAGGCCAGCCCGATCTCGTCAAAGGCCTGCTCGATAAATTGGCGCTTGGTCCACCCCATGTCATTCTCCAGTTGGCTCGGACAGTCTGTCCTGGATCAATTGTCCCAGCTTTTTGTCCTTGGTGCGACCGTCAAAGCGGATGCCAAGTTCTGTGGCCTTGGCCTCCAGCTCTGCGCGGGTGGGGGCTGCGTCGTCTTCTGGCGCTTCGTCGACCACGGGTTCAGGTGCTTGGGCCTGCGCCTTGGCTGCTGCCTCTGCTTGCTCGCGCAGCAGGCGGTGATTGATGCCGTCGATGGGCTTGGATGGCTTGCGAACCTTCACGGGCTTTTTGCCCTTGCGAAATTTGGGGGTGAGGATGTTGTCTTGCATCATTTGGCCTTTTTCTTCATGGGCTTGGCGGTCTTGGCGGCTGCTTTGAAGTCTGCGGCTGTGGGTGCGCCTTTGGCACCGGGTTTGCGCATCTTCTCTTTGCTGCCTGCCTCGATGCGAGCGCGTTTGGCATTGATGTTGGCGTAGAGGCCGGGCTTCATTTCATGGCCTTCTTGGGTGCTTTGCTTGGCTTGCCTGCTGCCTTGGCTGCTTTGGTGGCCGTGCTGAGTGCGATGGCCACAGCTTGCTTTTGGGGCTTGCCTGCCTTCATCTCTTTGGAGACGTTCTTACCGATGGATTTGGCCGAGTAGCCTTTGGTCAGTGGCATGGGGTTTTCTCCTGTTTGCGTTTCTCACGGGCCATTTGCATAGATGCAAGGCGCTTTGCACGGACAACTGGGTCTTGCCACGAGCTTGCCGTCTTGCCTGCGATTTTCTGCTTTGTGTTGTCGTCGCGCAATGAGCGTTTACGAGCCTTGGCCGCCGCGCTCATCTTGGTGCGGGTTTCCTCTGATCTGGTGTAAGCCAGTTTTTGCTTTGTCTCTTCAGACATTACATAGCCAGATTCCCTGCGATCATCCCACCAGTTTTTCATTTGCTCTGATCGTTTGGCGCGTCGTTCATCATTCCAGCTTGCTTTGAGGCCGTCTGAGACTTTCTCTCGATATTCCTCGTTTTGCCACTGCTTTGCTGTTGCTTCTGACCATGCAGATGTGTCAGCGTGCTTTCTGCCAGTTGCTTTGGCCGAAATTTTTGCCGCCACCTCTGGATTCTTGGATGGGGCAGTGTCACCACCATAAGCAACGTTGTACCCTTGTGGAGCCAACGTGCCTACAGCGATGATCGCTGCTTTTTCCGCTGCGTGAAGTTCGTCTTGCGTATCGAACTCAGCAACCACTGTGATTTCAGGATCGCCATATTTGCGCCAAGCACAATGCACAGGAAGCTGGCTGCCACTTTTGACAGACCGCTTGTGCTGTGTGATCCGGATGCTCATATTGCGTACCGTTTGTCCGATGTATGCCTTGCCCGATGCGAAAACCAACTTGTACAGAATATGCATATCATGCTCCTGATTAACTCAAGAGCATGATAGCACACCAATCGGTATTATCCTGTTTAATTATTGATTAAACAAAAGTATCCCCGACATCTCGGGGTTCTTGTTGACCACGCCGAACAGGGTGTCCATGCGGTACTTGATGGTCATGCTGTCGATGTCGTAGAACTTCTGCAAGACCAACTCGATGCCCTGGTCGGTGGTGGCACGCATCACTGCGACGCCAGCGTCCGAAGGCACTGCGTAACGGCCAGGCAAGATTTCCAACGAGTCACGCTGCCAGAACACGTTGACCGAAGCGGCGTTGACGTTCAAGAAGGTGATGGCGGCTGCGTCAGCTGCGATGGCCACTTCCACGTTCTTGTACTGCAACTGGGCGTCAGTTGGGCCTGTGCCACCGATGGTTTGAGCACCGATGATTGGGGGCGTGATCACCAAGCTGGTGCCACCTGCGGGGACGCTCACGACACGGAAGGTCTTGAGTTGGCCGGTGGATTGCTTGGTGATGTGGTGCACGGCGTACACCTCAGCGATCGTGAAGGCGTCGCCAGCTTTCACGTTGGCCGATGTGGTCACGGTGACGGTCTGGAAGCGGTTGTCCACGTTGATCTGGCCGCCCACGGATGTGGAGGTGGCCTGGGGCGCGTAGTTCGCTTGGGTGTTCGAGCCATTGGTGTCGATGCGAATGCCGGAGCCGCCAGCGGCTGCTGTTTGGCGGTTGGCATAGTCCATCTTGTAGGTCTCGAAGCCAGCGACCATGCCAACGTAGCTGCGCTCGTAAGCCTTGTCCGACTTGGCGTTGCCGAAGCTGCGAGCGGTGCCGACCAGGTTACCGGCCAAGCCGTTGTAGTCGCGGCTGGACAGGGCCATAAAACGGTCGTAGTCGGGAACGCCTTGCTCGTTCATGATGGCGTCGCACAGGGCCACGTCATCATAGTCACCGGCAGCGGCTGCGATTGGCACAACCAACGAACCCAGACCAGCGGCTGCGTTCATGATCGCAATGTTGATGTCAGATGCCAGCTTTTGCTTGGCGGACTCGCCCAAGCGGCCTTCTTGCAAGGCATCGCGCAGTTCGAGGGATGTCATTTCCCAAGGCACGGTCTTGCTGAAGCCCAGAGTGGCAGGAACGGCCAACTGTGTCATGCCCTGATAGCCAGGGATCGCAGTACCGGGAGTGCTGTTGATCGACTGGGCGATGTAAGGCTGTGGACGCCAGATGGTGTTGTTCGCACGCTCCATCATGGTTTGGTCGGTGCTGTAGATGTTGACGTGGCGGGACAGGACCAGCGCGTCTTGGAAGCCTTCGAGGAGGTCTTCAAAGGCAACGCGTTCTTCTTTGCTGAAGCTGTTGGACATGGTATTTCCTTAAAAAATCACTTGGATGATGCTGCTCGTTTTTGCGACTTGTACTGAATGACCTTGGTCATGTTGCCAGTACGCGCCGCTTCTTCTCGCAGCCGTTCGAGGGTTGAGTCCACCGCCCCAGAGACTCGGCCAGTTCCTGACAAGATTCTTTCGGGCGGTGGGGCTGCTTTGCGGTTGGTCACTTTCAAGTCTTTCTCCAGTTTCGCTACCGCAAAAGCAAACTTTACGGGGTCTTTGATGTCGGCCAGCTCTTTTGCCTTCTTGGGATTTTTGCCAAGTGCGTAAACGACCAGGGCGGGGTTATCCGCGCCTTGCAGCATCACGCCTTGCTGGGTGACGTTGAACAACTCCTGGGCCACGGCCTCGGCGTCTTCAAAGTCTTTGACTCGCAGTTCGGCTTTCGCCTTGCCGTAGCCTTCCAGTTTGGCTTGCCAGGCTTTTTGCTGATTCATAACTTCAGCTTCTTGCTTGGCGTTGGCTTCGTCGGCTTGTCGCTTGCGCTCAAACCAATTGGCCAGTGCTGTCTCGAATTGATCGGCGTCATAGTCGAAATCTTCGAGCTTTGGCTTGGTTCCCAACACGACTGGCTTGGTCTCGGTCGATGTGGTCTGGAGCTTGCTCTGAAGTTCTCGGTTCTGGCGCTGAAGTTCTCGATTCGTTTTGCGCAACTCGCGGACCCATTCGGGCGCGTGTGCTGGTTGTTCTTCGGGAGGTGGCGCTTCCTCACCAATGGAGACCACAACCTCGTCAGAGTCTGCCTCGTCGTCTTGGGATTGGGCCTGCTCACCGTCGGCTTGCGCCTCTGGCTGCTCGGTGGCCTCGTCCTCGATGACTGCGGTGTCGTCGTTCGCGATGTTGTCGTCCTGATCTGCCTGTTGATTCATCGTTGACCCTGTGAAACTCACCCATTAAAACGGCTGGGCGGGGACCGTATGTGTGCAATTGTCACCCAATTGTGGGCTGATTGACAACTGGCTGTGTTTGTTGCTGAACAATGCCGCCGATTTGCTCGGCCAAATTCAGGGCGTGGTCTTGAGAATCCATGTCCACGTTGCTGAGTGTTTCCACGGTCTTGGCCCGGCTGAGTTCGGCGTCTGCGATGGTCTTGACGGTGTTTGCCCGGGCTTGGGCAGCTTTGGCTGTGGCCTCTTCGGCTGCGGCCTGCAAGTACATCGCGTTGGGGTCTTGCGGCTGGCCTTGCAGCTCGGCCATCATTTCCTGGGCCTCGTCATCGGTGGGCTTGATCACGCCCATGCGGAGCAGCTTCTTGCGGAAGTAGGCGTTGATGTCGCTGAGGCCTTCGCCTTCCATGTTCATCATGGCAGCGGCTGTGAGCACTTGGGCGGTGTCTGGGTCGGTGGTCATTTGCAACATGCCGGTGATGGAGCGCACGGTGGCGTCGCGGCGGCTGGTGCTGGATGGTCCGACCTCGGACACCACGTCAAAGGTGGCGCTGGACAGGTCGTTTTCCATGACCATCGCGCCGGTTTCTTGGTCAATAGCAGGCTGCATGAGTTGGACCATGCCGGACTGGCCGTCTTGGGCAATGGTTTTCATCTTGCGCTTGTCCTCGATGTAAATGTCCTTGGCCATTGATAGCCAGATTTCGCCGCATCGTTTCATGCCCTTGGCGAAGTTGCTCATGTAAATGAAGGCCTGGCCATCAACACGGGCCTGGATCATTTCGACGGCTTTGCCCGAAATGTTGCTGACCATCTTGTCGGCCCCGGCTTGGTTGCCGAGGATGTCTTGCATGTCGGTTTCTGTGATCTGCAAGAGTGCGGCCATGGCCGGGGGGATGTTGGGGGCGCGGGTGTAGGCGACTGGCCCTGAGACGGCCTGGTTGCCGTTTTGGTCGGTGATCGGGTTGATGAGCAGGTAAGGGTAATCCTTGAGGTTGTCCTCGGACCACATCACTTGGTGGCCGGCCACTTGCTCGGGGGTCAGGATGGGCTTTTCCACGCTGGACAGGGCGCTGATCTCGCCCAGCTTGGACAACTGCATGTTCTTGAGGCGCTGGGCGTCTTTGGCCAGTCGCACATGACCCATGCAACGCTCGACGTTATCCACGAACCAGCGCTTGCCGTAGACCACGACGATGGGAATGCACTTGCCTGCGATGTACCCGGCATCTTCCAAGATGCGGCCACCGGACATGATGTATTTGCGCACGCGCTTGCGCTTGACACGCTTTTGGCGCACCTCGACCGTGCCGATGGCTGCCAGAGTTTCTTCGAGGGTCTCGTCGTTGGCGAAGTCGGCTTGGGTGTAGCGTTCCTCGGTGCCGTCGATGGCTTGGAAGATGCGGACGGTCTCGGTCTTTTCCTCGACTTTGTAGTACTCGGCCACGTAGACCACATCGGGGGTGCACCAGTCGAACTCGTACTGGTGAATGATCTTGGGCCAGTCGGTGGGGTTGTCGCCCCATGTGTCTTTGTAGGCCTGGCTGGTCATGCTGGTGACCACGAAGCAGAACTTGGCGTCTGACTTGTCTTGGCGCTTGGCCCCGAGGTCAAAGAAGACTGAGCTGTCGGCGTCGAAGATGGGCTCGATGCGGATGCGCTGGCGGTCATCCTCGTCGTTTTCCTCGTCTTCGTAGACGGTGCGCAAACGCCACGCGCCGATGCCTCCGCCGACTGCTTCTTCAAAGGCGTTGTCATAAGCCTCATCGGCCACGGAGGCCTGCTCATCTGCACGATAGAGGCCATCGCAGACATCGGCCAACTTGTCGTTTTCTTGGCCGTCCTTGCTGACGAAATCCACGGTGATACGGTTGTTGCGGTACTCGTTGACCACCCGGATGACGGACAACATGATCTTGTTGACCTCGAACTTGGGTTTGTTCTCGTACTGGTCCCAAAGTGGGCCTTCCCACTGAGCGCCGGAGAGGCTGTAAAAGCGCCGGTCTTGGAGGCATTGCAAGCGTTCGTCGCGCAGGGCTGACTGAACGTCATCAAACTGCGTGAGGGCTTCGGCGTGCAGATTTGCCAGGCGTTGGTCGTTGCTAATTCGGGCCATGGTCGGGTGTCCTTGTGAATTGTGCGATTGTCTCACCAGCGGTGCGCTGTGGGCAATGGCGTAAATGAGGCGGGTTTGGCTGCACCTGCACGGCGCACGCCCTCGCAGGCGTAGCGCAGGGCGTCGATGACGTGGTTCTTCTTATCTTCGAGCACGGGCAAAACTTTGCCTGTGAGGGTGTCGGTCTTGTAGCTGTACAGGGTCAGCTCGTCAATGGTGTGGGTGCAGCGTGGGTGGACGATGATGTCGTAGTTCTTCAGGAACTCGATGCCTTCCTCGACCGACTTGGGGCCTTTGACGGCTGTCATGATCTTGGGAAATCCGTTGCGCTTCATGTGGCTGATGGTCTCTGGCCTGGCTGAGTCGGCCACGATGGGCCACTTCTCGGACTCGGGCACGGTCATGAACAGGTCGGGTGTGTTGACGATCTCGCAGCCGACCATGTAGGCCTCGTAGTCGATGTAGAGGTTGCGGCCAATGATGTGGCAGCGCACCAGAGTGGTGGGGTCAACTGCAAAGCCCCAGTCAGCGCCAAGGCGGTGGATGGCGTCAGGAGGTGCGTCGAACTCATCGACGCGCCAGTTCTTGAACACGCGGGTGTTGCTGTTGGTGAGATAGCCGCCCATCCAAACATGCTGATATTTGTCGGGGTCTCGGCGCAGGTCGTATTCCATTTCGTCCTTGAGGACTTGAGGAAACCACGGGTTGTCGGTGAAGTTGACCTTCAAAACCTGGGCGTCTTTGGGGGGCGTTGGGCCGCGAAGCAAGAAGTCCACAGGGTCGGAGTGCTGGCGCGGATTCCATGTGAACCACAGCTCACTGTCAGGCTTGCGGATGGTGGGGCGCAAGAGGTCGAGGCTGGTCTGGCTGAGGCTTTGGGCTTCTTCCACCCAAGCGCAGTCGTAGCCCTCCAGCGACTTGATGCTGTCGGCGGTGTGGTTCTGCATACCCTGGAAGATGATCGCCCCGTCGCCCTTGCGGGACTTGATGACGGCATCCTGCACCTCGAAGTAAGCCCCGGCGTTCATGGCCTCGATCTTGGTTTCGAGCAGCCGCTTGACTGACTGGTTCAAGGACTTCTGGATCTCGCGCACGCAGACGCTGCGCCGCTTCTGGTCCATGATGTGGGCCTCGATCATGAGCTCGGCAAACATGTGGGATTTGCCGGAGCCTCGGCCACCCCATGCGCCTTTGTAGCGGCTGGGGTTGAGCAGGGGCAAGGCCCACTCGGGGGTGGGGAGTTGGAGGGTAGTCAAAACAAAGTCCCTTGACTTTGATCTTGAGCGCTGAATGGTGGATTTTGAATGACTGCCTCAATCAATTCGGAAGGCTGCAAGTCAGTTTCATTCTGTGCTTTCAACTTTCGGCTCCAGCCGCCCATGATGTGCATTGGGGTGTACCACATGCTTCTTGTCTCCATTAAAAGTGTGTTTCCGTGAATAACAATCCCCGGAATTCCCAAAAGGCTCAACTGCACGTAGCACATATGCACCGCTTTCAGATCTAGGTCCTGAGCCGTGACGTGCAAGGTTTTTTGATAGTTCAGGCCCTTTTCGCTCATGACTTCGGCCATAGCAATCAGCATCGCACCGCCGCCGCAAGCCGGTTCATTTGCCGTTAGGAATGGCTGAGTCTTGGCCTTCTCCTCTAAGTCACCCATGACTATCTTGGCCGTTGCGTGGCAAAGCGAATAGGGCGTGAAGAATTGACCATGCCACTTTGAGCCAAGGTCCAGCTCCATGAATATCTCGCCCAGCGCATCGGTCGGCCCAGCTTCAAGCTCTTGCGTCAGCATCCCAAACATCTTGGCAAACTGGCTCAATTCGTCGGGCGTGTATGCCTTGACGATCTCCATGTAACGGGCCTCACGCTTGTCGCGTTCTGGGTGAAACTGGTCACAGGCATTGGCAATGCTCACAGCGGACATTTCCACAAAGTCAGAAAACACCCGCCATGCGTCATGACGATGTGACAAGGTGTTCATTGTTTTGATGATGTCTTTTTTCACATCGCGCCCAATCCAGACCACGGGCTTGAAAACTGCTTCCAGCAATGATTTAACCGAATGCGGCTGATGTGCTTTTCGTCCACGTTGAACTTCTTGGCCATGGCGCGGCCTGTTTCATCGCTGGTCCTAATCTCCTGCACGGCATCTTGCGTGAGCTTGGCATATTTTGCGCGTTTGGTGGCCGCGATCTTGGCGCTGCGCACCGGGCCGGACATGATGCCAAGCGAGCCAAGTTGCTTGGCCAGGCGCTTGTATGTGGTCAGTTGCATGTGATCTGGATGCACGCAGCCAGTCGTCTCGCAGGTCATGCGGATGATCTTTCCGGGTTCAATGTCGCCATGCGTATCCTGCCAAATGGCGCGGCGCACCAGCACGGTTTTGCCGCCCTGCCTCATTGCCGGGTGGCCGTTGCTGCATGAAAACCGCCAGACTGCGCACCCTGCATCGTCGCGGGTCCGGTGTTGAATGTCGGTGAACAGGCTCACGACTTCACCACCACACGCTCAATCCGCTGCACCAGCGGGTTGGCCGGGTCGCCCGACACTTCGATCTTGTCCCCGTACTTCTTCGGGGCCAGCTTGGACAACAGCCATTTGCGGGTGTCGATCTGCACCTTCTTATCGGCCACTGCGCCCGAGTCTGTCGCGCCTGATTCTGTCGAGCCAACTGGGCGGTCGGCAATGTCGAGCAGGTCGCTTGCCATCATCTCAAGCAGGTCTTCCCGCGCACGCGCATAGTCTGCGGCCAAGGCTGGGTCAGCATTGAGCCAATCGTTGAAAGTGCTTTGATTGACGCCAGCGGCTTTGCAGGCCTTGAAAGCACTCAAGCCACTGCGCATCCCTTGCAGCACCAATGCACTGACCTTGGCACGGTCTTCACTGCCTGGCTTTGTGGGCTTTGCTGCTTTCGTTTTGTGTGTTTTTGTGGTCATGGTTGATTGTCCTCCAGTTCGATGAGCTTGTCCAAGTAGTGCCTGGCTTTCTTCAGGTCATTGATGCCGCCTTTGTCTTTCCAGCGTGAAACGTATTTCACGATGTTGCCTTCAAAGTAGCCGAGCTGATTGGCAGCGATGAAGTCCCAAGGCTGGATGGGTTTTGCTTTGTAGTGATCGCCGCCGATCTGGGTATCGTTTGCTGTTGTCTGCTGTGCCATGGCCTGCCTAAATTCCTGAATTGTTTGCTTAATGATCTCATCATCATGTGTGGCCATTGAAAACCACAATTTTTCATACTCTTTAAGAATTTGATTGTTCATGTTAGTTCTCATTTACTTTGTAGGGTTTTAAAAATGGCTTCAATCTGCGCGTGCAGTTCTGGTCTGTTTTCTCGCATCAAAACGTAATCTCTGGAAAATCCAAGCTGGCCTGTTTTGATATTAATCACCAGCCAATAATTGGCTTTGCTTTTTGCCCGACCATTAGCGGAGATTTTTACAGTCCACCAGTTTTTGTCGTGGTCTTGCTGTTTGCTGAAAATCAACCATTCCACGCTGTCATTGTCCATACACCTGTCAATCTCGTCCCAACCTTCGCCGGTGTCTGGAATGTTGCCCATG